ATGTATTCTTTCAATGTGATGACATCTCTCTGTCCTAGTGTCTGTTTTGACGGCACGTGGTCACTTCCTATAGATGGGCACATTCATTTGACTTCGGTCATAAGGCCATAAAACATTGAATAACTGCCGGTTAGCTTTGCAGTCCTCTTCACAATGATAGACAATGTCGGTTTGAGCAGTATCGAATTCATTTCGGTTAGGACTATCAATCATGCTCCACGAAACAGGGAGTACGGCGGTCTTGACGTACTTTAGTCGAAAGAAGTCACACAGAAACGCCATACTCTTACGCTCAGCCTTAACGGTGGACCGTCTGGACGCCTGGTAGGTATCGTAGATCATGAACTTACCCCGTAGCTGGGGTAGATTATGATAAACTAGCCTGCTATTCATCCACGGCAGATCAAACCCGGTGATATTATGCCCGATCAGAAACGAGTACTCCGATAATGCTTCGGCGGCTTCAGAAAGAACACGCCGGTCGTTCCTAAGATCATTGAACTCAATTTTGAAGGTTTTGATATTATCGCTATCTAACGGGAGGATACACATACACACCATGTGCTCCAGCACTCCCCCAGCTTTCAGGGACGTGGTCTCAATATCGAAGATCGCCGATTTTATCAAAACGCTGTCTGGATCTCTAGTCAATGGTTGTTCCTTTGGTAATAAAGATTGGCGTTGCTCCCGAAATATCTTGCCATGTAACGAGTTGAACGGAATTCCAAGCAAACGGGCAGCCCGCCGTTGAGAAAGTCCATTTTCCTTTCCAGCCTGCCAGAACCTCAATAACTCCTGACCAGTGAACGTATTCATTCACTACTGGCCTCGGTGTTATCCGGCGCATTTCCGCTGCCGGAATTCATTCCAATTGTCTTCTTATCCATTTGCTCTTTCTTTAACTCGATCTGCTGTTCAGCCATTTCTTTCTTAGCATCAATCTCGGCGTTCTCGCGCACATACAGATCTTCGTCGGCTAACATGGCCTTGATCCGTTCAACCTCGGACGTGCCATAGCCCAACTTCTTGACTGCTGTTTCAATAGATATCGTAGGTGGTTTGGTAGACATACCCTTCTGGACTTCATCCACAATACCGGCTTGATCTCTTGGTAAAAGAGGAGCAAAGCGTGGTGTGATATCACCCCGCAGAATACTTTCAAGTGCCCTGGCTTTTACATCCGAATAAGCCTTCTGTTTTAGCATCAGGGCACTCATCTTCATGGCTCGGCTTAGTCCCGCAGCCATGTACGCCCGACTGCGCCGAGTGGCACGAACGAGCGGTTGCATCCGCACTTCTAACGTGATCCCGGACCGCTGTCCACCACCACTATCGATCCCGAGTGCTACCGCCGGAGTGAATGTGCTGGTGCATGACCAATCGTATAGAAATGAGATGTAATCGAATGTGCCTTGTGGGATAGGGTTCTTGGCTTCCAGGATCTCAATATGTGGTTCCGGGGATTGTCCGATGACCCTGCCCCCATCCCAGAAGTAACCCGGCCCAATCGGGTAGTTCTTTGGATTGAAACTCTTAGATAGGTTGTACCCCCATTTAATAGGGTGTGTATTGTAGTTGACCGCTTCCCCCAGATCTGCAATACGCATATTCAACTCATCCTGAACACGTATCAGATCTTCGGTCAAAGAATCGCCCCACCAATACGAGGAGCGGATGCGTGGGATGAACACGAATGGCACGAACCCCCACGGATTTGCGCCAGAGAAAGCCTGGATCTCTTTACCGTCGATCTTATTGGTGTAGGTGGTGGTTGTCCAATGCTCGACCCGGTACACAATATCTTTGTTGGTGGTTATCCCGTACCGGGACCGGGCCTGTTCCTTGGTCATCGGGACAACTATATAGGCCTCCAAAAGGATATCGGGATCGTCGGGATCCCAGATCGGATAAAAGCAATCAAGTGGGACCCTACTCCACTTGATATGCCCCGGAATAGAGGGAATTGAGGTGACCTTGATAACACCTCCGCCGTAGACCTCACGGTCCAAGGCGTTCTCCCATAGAATGGTATTGGCGCTGGATGAGACCAGAATCAGGGACGCGAGATCCGTCGCATCCTTCTCCGGTTGCCCCACCTCAATATCTTGCTTTGGTTCAAAATGGACAATACTCTCTTCCCACTCCCCAAAGAGACTATCGGCCTGGGTAGTACATAACATCTTGACCAGGTTGATCCCAACGGGGTATAGTTCGGGGTTTGTCTCGTCAGAGCCCACCTCCAGAGGAATCTTGTTGGAAAAGACCAGTCCAGTGAAGTAGTTGTAATACTTCTGCTGAATCAACAGTTCTCCCTCCCAATTGGATCGGGTTTGGGAACTGATAGTGGCTAGATCGGCGTACTCACTGAGCGATAACGTGATAGGTGGTGGTAGCATAAATAAAAAAACGGAAGTCGATTTCCTCGACCTCCGCTGAGTTCGGTAGGACCAATTTAGTTAAACATTGAACCGATAAAGCTTTCTGGCTCTAAACCCGCATTTTGTAGTGAAGGGCACCTCAGCAACAGTAGGTTCGCCCTGGTGGATCCTGATAGAGTGGAAAAACCGTATTTCACTGGTAAGAGTCAGAAGGTCTTTTGTCTGCCTTGTCACTTCGACCGTAATATTGGGCGGCTGACCACTATCTATAAGTTCCACATTTTGGAGCTCGCCGAACTCGACCTCTTGGATCGCATCAACGAGCTCCTTCTCGGAATTAGTTACCAGTATTGGATAGGTTATCATATGCTCTCCTCTTTGTCAATGTTATAGCGATTGTTGCGTATAATTGTATCACTCATCTTCAGTAGGATCGAACCGCTTGTCGGTGGTATTGAACCCGATTGACTTATAGATCACACCGGGAAAGAACCACATCCGACCATAATCCCCACCACACTCGCATTTCCCTGGCATAGTAGGAGAAACACCCATCTTGGATATTACTGGTACTCTCTTATTACATTTCCGGCACCGGAACCAATATTCCATTATCTTCGCCTCCGAGTAACAGTTCTAACAGCGCGGCCCCTAGTGGGTTGTTTTGTGGTCTCCCCCTCCGGCTCGGGTAAGAACCGAATTCCAAACGCCGCCATCGCTAACGTCATCGTCAGATCTTGAGGGAAGTCGCTCTTCTTATCCGAATCACGGGTGTATGAAGACATCTGCTTGACGATCCCTTTTATGTTCGGCCATAGCAGGTCATGGCTGGTCACCGCTAGAGAAAGTGCGTTCAATGCCGCTTCCTTGTCCCTAGAGAAGTTCATACTATCCGTCTCAATCCCGGCCTGTTCAAAGGCCAGTTCCTGGATCCCCTTTTGGGTCGAGGTGGTATCCAGCATCTTGATAGATGGTCTGTACTTGTTGATCGCGTACTTGTAACTATTCAGGAACGGCATATAGCTACCATGCCCGGATACCCAATCCATATAGACCATCTTGGCTGGTCTTGTTATTGCATCGAACACCATCACACTGGCGGCGTTCCGCCGAGGAGGATCGTCCAACCCTGGATCACCCGCCATCACGTACATCCCCCTTGGATCGGCTGGCATTTCGAATTTGGTGATCCCGTGTCTCGGATGTTCTTCAATCACCCACCCCTTTTTCACGGGAGTACCATCTTCTGGATTCAATGCTATATAAGCCATGTCGTTCAGTTCCTGGCTGGTACACGCATTGATGTGCGATTTCGGGAACATGGATGCGCCGTAGTCCGGGTCATTGGCCAACAGCTCGACCTGGATGTCCTCCTCGGTGTACTCGGCCTCCATTAGTTCTACCTGTTCTCTGGTTAGGTGAGTATTCTCATAAGTAGTTGTGAGCATGCTAAGGTACAGGGGATCGTACTTATCCGATTTCCTATTCCCTTTAGAAAAGCGGTCTATCCACCATAATGCATCCGAGGGAGTTCCATTAGTGTCCAGTCTACAAAGACGTTGTGTCCCATCTGGGCGGGTGCCCCGCAACCGGCCACGGAGTATCTTGACCGTCTCTCCATCCATGTCCAGCTCG